GACTACTAAAGGCCAACCACTCTTTGCGATACCCGCTATAGGAGCAGGGTTACTTGGTGCGGAAATGATGCAAGAAGAACAGCAATACTAATACTGTTGTAAAATAACCACGAACACCCCGTAGAGGATTCGGACAAATGGAACATGAAAATTTAGAGAAAGAAAAATCAAGCTGGGGCGGCTCCAGAGCAGGAGCAGGTAGACCACAAGGTGCTACCAATAAGATCCCTAAGCAGGTAAAAGAGAACATTGTTGCGGTCTTTGATGAACTAGGTGGCTTAGAGGAGATGGTGAACTGGGCCAAAGCTGACCCCAAGCACCAGACAGAGTTCTACAGGTTCTACAGTAGGCTGGCTCCGATAGAGCAGAAAGTGACAGGCGACCCAGACCAACCCCTGCATATAGGGATTGGATGGATAAAGTAATAACGATTCCTTACAAACCAAGGGGGCCGCAGCTTGAGATTCACAATGCTCTTGATGGAACTCGATTTGTTGTCTCGGTGGCCCACAGGCGTATGGGGAAGTCTGTTGCGGCAATCAACCACCTCATTAAGGCTGCGTTGCAATCCGACAGGGAGTCTCCTCGTTATGCCTATATCGCCCCAACATACACACAAAGCAAAAGGGTAGCCTGGGACTACCTGCTTAAGTACACAGACCCGCTAGAAGCAACAGCAAACATCTCAGAGTTGCGGGTAGATTTTTACGGTAGGCGCATCAGTCTTTATGGTGCAAACAACCCAAACAGTCTGCGAGGTATCTTCCTAGACGGCGTGGTTCTGGACGAGGTAGGGGATATGAACCCCAAGATTTGGCATGAGACTCTAAGACCTGCCCTTGCGGACAGAGGTGGGTGGGCATTATTTATTGGGACTCCGAAAGGCCAGAACCACTTTAAGGAACTGCGAGATCGTGCTGAGACTGAGGACGACTGGGCATTACTGGAATTTAAGGCTTCGGAGACTAACATCTTGCCTAAAGCCGAGCTTGAGGCTGCAAGAAAAGAGATGGGAGACGACAAGTATTTTCAGGAGTTTGAGTGTTCCTTCTCGGCTGCGGTGGAGGGTTCTTACTACGGGACGATACTTAACGAACTCCCAGAAGAACGCTATAAGGAAATCCCAAGGGACGACCTCTGCAAGACCTTTGCGGCCTGGGATCTGGGGATGGGCGACAGTACGGCAATATGGGTTGTTCAAGTTGCGGGCCAAGAAGTTAGGCTCATGGACTACATCGAGAATCATGGGCAGGGCTTAGACTGGTACATTAGAGAACTCACCCACAGAGACTGGCACAAGGCCACTCAGTTGCTGCCCCACGATGTACAGGTAAGAGAGTTGACCACAGGCAAGAGCCGATTAGAAGTCTTAAGAGAGGCTGGCCTAGACTGTACTGTAATACCCAGGTTAAACGTAGACGATGGCATACAAGCCGTAAGAAGGCTTCTTCCCCGTTGCTGGTTCAATATGCCTCAAGTCAAGCAGGGTTTGGATTGCTTGCGGAACTACAGGCGTGAATACGATGAGAAGAGACAGGTTTTCTATGCGCGGCCCCTGCATGATTGGAGCAGTCATGGGTCTGACGCTTTCCGCTATCTTGCTTTGGGCATTGAGACAAACTCTACCTGGGATAAACCCATAAACATTCAGACCAAATGGATTGTGTAAATGGATGATCTAAAGTTAAAAACAGTAGTCCAAGCGGAGATAGACAATGCGCTTGGCTACATCGAGTCGGAGACGACTGAAGAAAGACGCAAGGCGATCAATTACTACAATCGCGCACCCTATGGCAACGAGGTCGAGGGGCGGTCTACGATTGTCACGGGTGAGGTTGCTGAGGCTGTAGACGCTGCGCTTCCTGCCCTGCTGAGGGTCTTTACCCAGGGTGACGATATTGTTCGTGCGGAGCCAGAAGGCCCAGGCGATGAAGAGATTGCCAAGCAGATTACAGGCTACCTAAACTACATCTTCTACCGCGACAACCCTGGCTTCTCCATCCTGAATATTTGGTTCAAGGATGCTCTGTTACAGAAGAACGGTGTCGTTAAGGTTTACTGGGATGACGAGAAGCAAGTTGACTCAGAAGAGTACGAGAACCTGACAGAAGAAGAATTGACCCTAATGCTTGCGGATGAGACCGTGGAAGTGGTCGAGCAGGACAAGCGTAAGGTGGGTGAGGTTCCCGTTCCTCCTACCCCAGAAGAGATGATGGCGGCTCAACAGATGGGCGTGATGCCTGAACCAAAGATGGAGCCGATCTTTGTCTACGATGTAAAGATCCGCAAGGTTAAGAAGTTCGGTCAGGTCAGGATTGAGAACGTACCGCCCGAGGAGTTCATCATCTCCAAGAAGGCGCGGACTATTACAGACTCGCCCTTTTGCGCCCACAGGAAGCTCACAACCCGTTCTGAACTGATAGCGATGGGGTTTGATGCGGATGTGGTGGACAACCTGCCTACCTACCAAGATTTAGACTTCACGCCTGAGAGGGTGGCTCGTTACACGCAGGGTGAGCAGCCTATGGATCAGTCTGCCGCGATAGATAAAAGCATGGAAGAGGTTGAGACCTTTGAGTGCTACATTCGCACAGACTATGACGATGACGGGATTGCGGAGCTTCGTAAGGTTGTTTATGCGGGCAATGAGATCCTAGAGAACGAAGAGATAGACTACGTCCCCTTCTGTTCTGTCTGCCCAATTCCTATGCCGCACAAGTTCTTTGGTCACAGCCTTGCGGACAGGACGATGGACTTACAGCTTATCAAGTCCACTATTACCCGACAGATCCTAGACAACCTTTACCTCACGAACAACGCCCGAGTCATGGCGGTAGACGGGCAAGTAAACCTAGACGACCTGTTAACAGTTACACCTGGTGGTGTAGTTCGGGTGAAAAGCCCACAAGCGATACAGCAGTTGTCGGTCTCCCCTGTTGCGGGCCAGTCTTTCCCCATGCTGGAATACTTGGACAGGATTCAGGAGAAGCGCACAGGGATTACGGCGAACTCACAAGGCTTAGACCCTAACATCTTGCAGAACACGACTGCGGCGGCTGTGGCGGCTATGCAGAACGCTGCGGCTGGCAGAGTCGAGTTGGTTGCTAGGACATTTGCAGAAACAGGTGTCCGAGACCTTTTCCTGAATATCCTTCACCTAGTCGGTAAGTATCAAGATAAGGCCAGGATTGTGCGGCTGCAGGGCAAATATGTGTCCGTAGACCCGCGTGAGTGGAAGTCTCAGTACGATGTGTATATCAACGTGGGTTTAGGAACTGGTACAAGAGAGCAGCAGTTGACCATGCTGTCCATGATCCTTCAGAAACAGGAGCAGCTACTTGGCACACCCCTTGGTCAAGCGTTGGTTGGCATCGAACAGTATAGATCCGTCCTTGGCAGATTTATCGAAAGTGCTGGTTTTGCAGATTCGGCAGAGTTCTTCCGTGAGGTATCTCCAGAGCAACTCCAGCAGATGCAACAACAGAACGCTCCGCAGACAGATCCACAGGCCCAGGCACTAATGGCCCAAGTTCAGGCCCAGATCCAGTCAGAACAGGCCAGAGCGCAGTCAGAGATAGCAATACAGCAACAGAAGGCTCAGGCCGATATTCAACTCCAAAGAGAGAAAGCTGCGGCGGCTATTCAGCTAGAGCGTGAGAAGGCAGAGGCTAACTTGCAGTTGAAGATTGCGGAGTTCCAAGCTGAGAGTCAGATGAAGGCGGCTAAGGTTGGAGCGCAGATAAGCGGCAACGTACAAGTACCTGGGGACTTCTCAATTTGAATAACGCAGAGAGGGCGCAAGCCTACCTAAACGATGAGTTCTTCCAAGGCGTTGTGGAAAAGCAACGGCTGTTGTATATTAACAACATTGTTAACAGTAGCGCAGAGGATGTAGAGGGTAGGGAGATGAACTACCTAAAGCTGCGGGTACTGGATGAATTTATAGCGTCTTTTCAGACTATTGCGGATGACAAGCTAGTAGAGAAGAGGCGATTTAAGATTTTTTAGTAACTAAGGAGTAGTGAATGGACACCAACCCACAAGGGAGTGTTAAGACGGTTAGCGATGCGGCAAACGCATTTTTAGGGATGATGGAGCCAGAGGAGGCGCAAGCCCAACCCGAGGTTCAGGAAGAACTGGAAAGCGAAGTCGTAGAAGATGAGTACGAGGCTGAAGACTCTGCGGAGTACGATGCTGATGAAGTTCAAGAAGAGGAACCAACTCCCACCTACAAAGTAAAAGTAGGCAAGGACGAGCTTGATGTTCCCTTAGATGAGCTTCTTAAAGGTTACTCACGGACTGCTGACTACACACGCAAGACTCAGGAAATAGCAGAGACCCGCAAGGCGGTAGAAGCGGACAGGGCTAAGATTGAGGAAGCGGCAAGGCTCCGAGATACCTACGCACAGAGGTTGCAGGTGATTGAGCAGATGCTTAATCAGGACTCTGGCGAGGATCTAGCAACGCTGAAAGAGACTGACCCTATCGGCTATGCGGTGAAGGTTGCAGAGCAATCAGAGCGTGAGAAGCAATTAAACGCGGTGAGAGCAGAGCAACAACGGCTTGCCCAACAACAACAGGCAGAACAAAGCGAGAGGCTAAAAGCCCACCTTGCTGCGGAAGCCCAGAAGTTAGCTGAGGCAATTCCAGAGCTTTCTGACCCTGCGAAGGGCCAAGCAATCCGCACAGACATAAGGAACTATGCACAGAAGTTAGGATTCTCAGAGCAGGAACTGGCTCAGGTCTACGACTCTCGTGCGGTCACAGCACTCTATAAAGCGATGCAATACGACAAATTAGTATCTAACAAGGGTGAGGCCAGCAAGAAGGTTAGCCAAGCTCCTAGGATGCTCAAGCCTGGAACGTCTGTGCCAGAGGCAAGACAGAGTCAGGAAGTAAAAAACATGAGAGGCCGTCTCAAAAAGTCTGGAAGGGCTAAAGATGCGGCGGCTTTATTTGAACGATTCTTGTAAAGGAAATAAAAATGGCTGCAACCTTTTCAGCACATACCGTCATCGGTATTCGTGAAGACCTTAGCGATGTTATTTATGACATCTCCCCCCAAGACACTCCCATTATGTCGTCTATCGGCAAGTCCAAGGCTACCTCGGTTTA